TTGAATATGTTTTAAGATATTGAGAATGTAGTTGAGGTGTCTTTAGACTTTCTAAGTCTAGTTCAGTATCATCAATTTTCAAATCCTTTTCCGCTTGCGCTTGGAGTTCATCAAGTGTCATAATAATCCTTTATAATATATAGTCGTTAAAACGGTGTCGTATATTCGTGTATCTTATACCCGAATGAAACCGTTGCAAGTAAGTATTCCACGTCAGTTGCATTTTGATTATACTCTAAAGCAGATAATGATTTAGGATAACAATCTGTAAATGTTAACTCTACTAAAGGTGTATTTCTTGCTGATAGAATAATTAACTTACTATCAGAAAATATAGCACCATCATTAGTTGCGCTAGTCACTCTGCCTGCGTCAGTAGAATTATTTTGTTGTGATCTAGGCATTCTGTCTTGACCGCTAGAAATTAATGCTCTATACTTTTCGTCACTATCCATTTGAGATAAACCTGCCATCCAATCATGTACACTACGATAATTAGTTAAATCTTCATCAACAATAAAAGATATTGTTAAGTCTTCAAACTCTAAATCGTTACCTGGTATCTTAATAGGTATTAATCTAGTTGGTTGATTTATTTCTGTAAGAGTAATACCTGGTATGTTTGCTGTAATACAATTAAATTCTACTCTAGGTAATTTAGTTGTTTGAAATTTAAACTTTGTAGGGTCTGCATAATCTAATCCAGTACCACTTGGTTGTTTACTTGCTAAAGTTGTGTCTGTCATATTAGTATTTATAATAAAAAAAGGGGGCGATAATGCCCCCTTTTAAATCTCCAGTATGGAGGTGAAATTACATTAAGTTTGTAACTTTTACCATTCTGTAGTAAATGTTTGATTGGTCAGTTCCAGTGTCAGTAGTCTGAGCACTTGATTCCGCAAATGGGTTTCTAATTAGACCATATCTAGTTTTGAAACCAATTTTTGGTTGGAAACTGTTTTCGCCTACTGCTCTTACCATTTGTAGTGGTACATATGGGCAATAGAACATACCAGCATCATAAGGTGATGTACCTTTGTAACCCACTACGAAGTATTGAGCCGCTGTGTTGTTAGACGCATATGGATCAATGTATACTTTGTATTTACCGTTTAGAGTACCAGCAAAAGTATTACCAGTATCGTCAACGTTTAGTGAGTTGTTAAGAGCAGGAGCGTAATCTAATACACCCGCCATTTGTAGTGCTGAAGCAACATCAGATGAACAGATAATTAAGTTACCTCTTCCTCTTCTTGTTTCTTGTGCAATTACGTTAGCGTCTCTCTCAACTTGGAACATAAGACCTTTGAATTTTTCTACTGACCATC